CGACGACGGCACTCCTTTCGTAATGAGCCGAAACAGCCGGTAGTAGGCCGTGGGCGGGTCACTGTCGAAGGTTTCACGCGCCCGGAGATAGAGCGTGACCTGATGCCGCCACACATCCATGCCGCCCAAGGTCCCAGGACTTGTGCCCTGCCAGGCGACCAGGATGCCCGGCGCGGGCATCTCGTGGATTGCCGCCGCGAGGCTCGCGCGCTTCGGATACTGATCGTGGTAGGCGAAGATGCGCTGCTCGTCGCCCTCCATCTCGGCGACCAGATCCGGGATGTCGCGCAGCAAGGTGACCAAATTGTCAACGAGCTCCGCTGCGTTGATCATGCCTGCCTGCCTCCGAGCGCCTTCTCCACCAGTAACCTGGGCTTCATTGCCTCGAGCATCTTCTGGGCGGCCCCGGTGACCACCGCCTTGTTCTTAGGCGAAAAGACCATCCAGGGCTCGATGTTTTGGTTGACCCCAGCCTTGATGCGGTTCTTCCGGGTCGAAAGGCTTGCTTTGGCTCGGTTCTCGCTTACCGTGCGGACCTGGAAGTTTTGCAGGAGATCTCCTGTGAGCATCAGGTTTCGCCGGTTCCCTTTTCCCTGTTTCGTCTTCCAGATCGCATAGCCCTTGGTGAGCGGCTTGGCGGGTGCATCCGTAGGACCCTGCGCCGCCGCCAGCCGCGCTTTGACCGCCGCCACGCCCACGCTGCCCAGCTCGTACATCTGTCGCTGTTGGAAGTTCAACAAATCGAGCCGCAATTGTTTCTTCTGGTAGACGCGTACGCTCGGCATGGACTATTCCGCTTGGCGTAGTCTCAGTACGACGGCCCCTTCTGTATCGGCGTCGACCTCGAACACCTTGTAGGTGGTTCCGTCCACGCTGACCTGATCGCCGCGCGCAGGAGACGCTCCAAGCAGATCCGGCCGCATGAACAGCACCGCATAGACTCCGGGCGCAGAGCCCTCCGGCTGGGAAGTGCGCTGGAAGACTCCGCGCCCGGCAATAGAGCCGCCCGCCTGCGGAAGAAACACGATGTCTCTTCCGAAAGCGTTGATGCAGGCCGTGTCCATGCTGGCGAAATCGTGCAGCATGGTTGTCCGTCAGGCTCGCGCCAAAAGCACATTGATGGCCGCGGTGGCTCCAGAGGAGACAGTTCCCAAGGCGTAGCCGAAGAAGGTTCCCGTGCTCTTCTTCGACAGCACCGGGGTGTCGGCGTCGACGTAGTAGATCTTGTCGCCGACGGCCACCGCGGAGTTTCCAGCGCCGTCCACTCCCTTCACGGATACGTTAACCACTCCCGTGACCTGGACCACTGTCGTGCCGTCCGATTGCTTGTCGGCGATGGCTACGCCGCAGAAGGCACCGATGCGGACCGGAGACCCGGATGTGGGTGCGGACGGATGGCTCACCGCTATGGTGATGATGTCCTCGTCTTGAACGTAGTTTTTCATGTTTCCTCCTCAGTTAACTTCCGGCTTACGCACCGGTGTTCTTATACAGCCCGCGCCAATCAATGGCCTTCGCGCCGAAATCCAGCCAGGCCTTGATCTTCAGCCCGAGCGTATCGTCTGGGTTCTCGATCCGCTCCACCTGCGGTCCTTGCGCGCCTTCCAGATAGGCATATTCCACGGTCGGAATCGCCATCGGGTCAGCGGCGAGATACCACGCCGTGGTCGATACGGTATCGAGATTGGCATCCACGACCACCTCGAGTTGGCCAGCAAACGGGTTGAAATCGGTTTGCTTCGTGACGACGATGTTCGGGACGTTTGTGAACTGCACGGCGGTGACTCGCTTCGCCACGGGGACGATGAGGAAGCGAGGCGCGATGTTCAGCGGAGTGACCCCGTCGAGCCCCTTCTGCGTCATCATCGCCGCCGTCCCGGCGTCTAGCGTGGTGATCGAGATAGCGCCGCCAGTACCGGCCAAGTTCCCATGGTTCGCGTGGAAGAGCGCAGTGCCGTCGCTCATGGTGGGGTTGCCGGTGAGCACGGCGTATACTGTGCTATTTTCCAGAACCGCAGCCTGGACTCCAATGCCGGCGAAGAGCTGTTGAATCGCGCCGAGATCGTCGTTGATGATCATCTCGCGAGTGATTTGCAGGCCCTTCGCGTAAGTCCCGATAGCGTACTGCTCCCTGGTCTCCGTGGTCGATCCGAACGTGATTGTTCCGCCTTCAGCCAGCTTCGTGAAGGCCGGAAACTCGCCGATGCGTAAACGGCTGACCGGCTTGAAGTCCGGAGCCGTGCTTTGCTTTGCCCAGCGTTTGTAGGTCGGAGCCGCATACTGGTAGGCATCCAGCAACGTCTTATTCGCGACGTTCGCAAGCACGTTCGGGAAATCGCTCGTACTGAGAGCGAATTTGACCAGCTCGTTCGGCGTAGTCGGTCGCCCGCGGCCCGCCAGGCGCACGCACTCTTCGGCCATGCGCGAGAGACGCATTCCGCGCCATTCGTTCTGACCGTCCACCTGGTGGCGCTGCGGGGAGATCTGATGCATGAGCGCCGCCGTCATCGCGCCGATGCGCTTATCGACCTCGTCGAACTCGACCGTCGCCACCTGTGACCTGGTCGGCGTTTTCTCGTAGCGGGCTGCGAGCTCATCGAAGATTCGGGCGCGAGCTTCTTCGAGGCTCACTCCAGATGCGCAGAGCTCGTCCGCAAATTTCTCATCCAGACCCGCGCCTTTTACGGCGGCTCGGATCTTCTGTTGTTCGGCCGCGATCTGCGCGCGCAGTGCGGCAACATCCACCGTTTCGCGGGCAGTGATCCCCGCTTCTTGTTCAGCCATTTCCTCCTCCTTGTGACTAGAGCGGGCCAACACCCGCGTTTGATCGCTCAGGACGGTTGCTCTCGGGTCGGCGGGAACGGGGACGATGGAGATCTCCATCGGCTCCCAATCCGTCGCCAGATACGTCCCGTCCTCTTGCTGCTGGCGCTGATAAATCAGCGCACCAATCGAGACGTTCCGAATGATGCCGTCTCGAATGTCGTTCCAAATCGGCTCAACGTCCGGGCGCGAACTGAAGCGCAGTTTGGCAACCAGCTTTCCTCCCTCGATTCGCGCACTATCGACTACGCCGATCTGATTTCTAATGCTGCCGTCCTCGTGGGAGTCGAGCACAGGCGCTCCGACCAGACGGCCCATCCGCACCTGTTTGGGCTCCAGGCCGAGCTGCAATTGGTAGGTCTCGCCCGTCCATAAGTTGATGCGTGTCACGGGCGCGCCAGAGTAGGCCACGACGCTTACCGTCCGCTGCGCCTCGTCGATAGTCGAGGGTGGCATCGCCCGGAGCTCGATACGCTCCGGGTCAGCGCGCTCTGCGCTTGCGGACATCAACTCCGGAGGCTCCTTGCCTCCATCCTTCAAGTGCGCCGCCAGGTGGCGGTATACGCCTTCGCGATCTCCAGCCGGGATATCAGCTCCGCCGCGTCCTCCGTTCAGCGCTCCGATGCCGGCAGAGCATGCAGTCAGGTTTGCCGCTCCTGGATTGCCGTCTCCATCGACTTCGTGATGCGGAAACTTGTAGGCAGACTTGGTAGTCGGATCTCCCTCTGGATCGCGCCAGGCATACTCGCGGGCGTAGTACGATTCACTCTCGCCGGATCTGAGGCGCTTCTCGTTCGCGCCGGCATCCCAGGCCGAATCCGACGTCTCGGTATGATGTACTGCGATGGCAGGCATGTTAACCCTCCTTCTGCTGGATTCCGCTTGATGTCACCTTCCGCGGGTCGCAATCGAGAACGATTCCCAGGCGGTCCAGCGTCTCGTTAGTCGCGGCGATCTCGGCGAGCTGCTCGTCTGGGTCGTAGCCCATCTCGGAAATCGCTTCGCGTAGCGTTGTGAGACCGTTGCGAATGTTGGCCTGTACCGCCGCCGCCTCCTTCGCAGGGTCGACCCACTCCCATTTCGGGGGCGTCCACGTGACAGCAGCCTCGACTCCAGCCAGGGAAATTACGCGGTCCCAGACCGGCTGGCAGAATTGTGGAATCAGGATCTGCCAGCGGAATTGATCAATCATGCGGCGGAATTCGAGGAGCCCCGCGCGGATCGACGAATAGTTGGTTTGCGAAAGGTCTCCAGCAAGTACCTCGTAGGGCACTCCGAGCCCCGCCGCGATCGACCGAAGCTGATGTCGCACGTAGTCCGGATATCCGGCCGACGGCTGCGGCGTCGCAAATCTCACGTCCTCGCTATCGCCCAGGTAGGCGATCATCCCCGGCTCGAATGTCTCGACGCGCTGGGAGTCTTGCGTCTGGGACGTTCCAAGCGTCCGACCCGGGTCGCCACCCACGACGAAGGCAGCGAAGCAGGCCTCGATCTTCTTGCGGACGAGCTCGGCCTCCTCGTAATCGTCGAGATCGCGCATGCGCATGACGACCGGAGCGAGCCAAGGCACGCCGCGCTCTTGACCAGGTCGGTCTTTCCGGTAGATGTGCAGGACTTGGTCTGCCGGAACGAGGCTAGGCAATGGAAGCGTAGCGCCTGCCAGCGTCGAGGCCTCGCCAGGATGACGGTCGTACAGCCAGTAACCGATGCGACGACCGATCAGGTCGTACTGAATGCCCTGGATCGCGTAGCCGGTGTCGGTCGGGCCTGTCTTCGCCGAATAGAGGTAATCCGGCTCCAGAACCTGCAATTGAATCGGCGGCTGGATACCGTCCTCGGGCCTGCGCGGGCGAAAGCGCACCAGGCACTCGCCACTTTCCACCACGGTCCTCGCGACCAGCGCTTGCAGTCCGTACCAATCCAGGACTCCGTCCGCGTCGCAGATCTCGATCCACCGCCGCCACAGCGCCGCAGCATCTTGCTGTTGCGTGCGCGCCACAATTCCCGTTCCGACCGCATTTTGGGCAATCGCAGCCACGGCCCGCGCTGCATAGGCGTTGTTGCGCACGAGGTCGCGCGACCTGGCGCGAAGCCTCGATGCCGCGCCGGCGATCTCTGCGTTCGGGCCAGTATCCTGAGCGAGCCATCCCGCTGTGCGGCGCGTGGAGCGAGCGCCCTCGTACGCAAAGCGCTCAGCGGCGTGCATAGACATGCGCGCGTGCACACGTCTGCTGGCCCGGGCCGGATCGAACCAGGCAATAAGTCGGTCTAACCAGTTCATTTATCCTTTTGCGAATTGGGCGTAGCTGACGCTACGCTGCGCCTGCTGCTGCGCGCGCGCGATCTCGGCGTCGATCGCAGCCAGGGCTTTGGCCTGGTCTGCATACTGCACGCTGCGCTCTCCGAATTGGACCTTGTAGATGCCGATGGTCTTGAGAACTTCCTCTCGACGGGCTTGCAGTTCCTCGATCGTCATGAGAGCCACCCTTTATTGCGCGGGAGCCAGGATTCGTGTTGCGTCTGCCTCTCCGGCACTGGCCGCGCGCGCGCCAATAGGTCGAGCCTATCGGCCTCTCGGTCGATGAGCACTCCTTGCTGAGCCAGGCCGAACGTCGCGGCATAGGCGTAGACCGCGCAATCGAGCGCCTCTGCGCGGCGTCCCTTACGCCGTTCCCAGGTGCGCACCGGGCGTCCGCGCTTATAGGTCGTCCGTAGGAACTCACTAGTGAGCTGCTCGAAGTACTCCCTATCCACAGTCGCCGGAAAATGCGTCGCGCCCGGGCCGCTTCCGTTTCGGAGACGCGCCATGATCGTGGACTTCAGGCTGTCAACTCCGACCACGTAGAGCTTGCCGCGCTGACTGCGACTCTGACGCCGCGGCCAGGCTGGAACCGCTCCGCCCGCCCCCTTAATGGCCCAGATCCTACGGCCGGAGCGCTGCTCGCAGAACCGCGTCACAATCGCCGTAGCGAATCCGGCATCGACGCAGGTTGCCGCTATCGACATCGGCCCGCCGCGCGGATGCAGCCAGGGCTGGGACAGATAGCGATCCAACTCCGGCCACGGGCCATGATCGGGTCCGATCGTCGGATCGCCGGGGATGGTCCTGTGCTCCATCAGCCATGACTCCTCGCCGCGTCCCCACGCCCACACGCTGCACTCGATCCGGTCATCCTGCACGTCCGCTCCTGCGGTCAGGAGAGCGGCGCCGTCCGGCAATTGCGACCCGTACTGTTCCCTCCGCGCCAGTAGGTCATCGTCGCTCACCTGGGACGCGACTTGGTCGTCCCAGAGCTCGGCCAGACTAGTGTTAACAAACGCGCGCAGTCGCTCCACGTTGCCTTGGGAGGCAAGCCATTCGGTGGCCAGCTCTGCCCAGGAGCGCCACGGGCTATATAGTTCGCTCAGGTGGAAACCTGCGATTTGCGCGTCAGCCCCCGGCTCCCAGCGCCCGCGGGCAACCATGCGCGATTTGGCTCCGTGCGGAATGAGTCGGTCGCAGCTCGCACAGCGGTACTGCGCTTCCTCCGGCTTTCCGTCCGGCCATTCCACGCGACCCCAGACGAGACGCTGGTATTGGCCGCAGTGCGGGCACGGCACGTGATACTCGCGCTGGTCCGACTCGAGCCATGCTTGCTCGATGCGTGAGACGCCGCGCGTGGTTGGAGAGCTGACCATGACAATCTTGCGATTCCAGAAAGTTCGCGTCCTCGCGATCGCCAGCGCCGCGGGATCGCCCTCCGCTCCCGCCGAGGCCTCCCAGCGATCCAGCTCGTCCATGAGCAGATACCGCACCGGGCGCGAGGCGAGGCCAGCCGGGGAATTACTCCCAACCACGGTCAGATGGCCGCCGATGAATCGCCGGTGGAAGATAGTGCTGCCGGCGTCGCGAGCGCGTGGGTCAGCCACCAGCCCATGCAGCACCTCGGTATCGCGGAACATCGGAGAAATGCGGTCTTTGCTGAAGGCCTCGGCCATGGACAACGTCGGCTGCACGACTAGGATCGGCCCGGGCTGCATCGCGATAATGTAGGCGATCAAGGTCAGCAGCATTTCAGTCTTTCCGAGCTGGCTTCCCCACATCAGGACGACGTGAGCGTATCGACTCTGCGGGCTTAGCGCGTCTAGCACCTCGCGCTGGTACGGCAGCGTCATCCACGCGCCTGGCGCTGCGCTTGCTTCGCTCGAGAGCCGACGGTACCGATCGGCCCAGTCCGCTAGGCTGAGCCGCTCCGGAGGCCTCAGGGCCGCCGCAATTCTCGGAAGCAGCTCTGTCGCCGACGGCAGCAAGTCGAGAGCTGAGAGCCCGCAAGACGCTATCGCAGACATCGCTCAGCACCGCCCTAGCCTCGGAGCCATTCCGCACACCAACGAGCTGGGGAGCGGCCATGTCAGGAATCCTAAGCACCGCATCTCGAAGCATCGCAGCCGTCTCGGACCAGGTCCGCTCGACTTCGTCTCTCCGAAGCAGCATCCCGCGCTGCTCGGCGACCTCAAGTTCGCGAAGTTCCGCAAGCGCGACTTCCTTCCGGCGTCGGGCTTCATTAGCGCTGATCTTTGCCTGCTGGTCGGCCTTCGACAGCCTGGGCATGCGCCCCCCACTTTTCGAGCGCTGCAGCTAGCCAGAAAATGCAAACCGGTTCACCCGCCCGCGCCGCTAGCCGGGAAGGACCCAACGTCCGCAGAATCATGCACTTACCAGGCATTCTCTAACTACTTGAAAAAACAGCGGGCGCACTTCCTCTGGCGCGTAGTTGGTGCCCCAGCGCGCGCCGCCGAGGCGCTTCAAATCCCAACAAACTCCGTGCTGCAATCTGTCGCGGAAACTGTACTTAGTTCCCATATAGGCAGTACGGGCCACCGGAAATTCCCCTTGGCGCGCCGTCATAATCGCGCGCTGTATCGCTCCGCTCCTCGATCGCACAATTCTGGCGATCAGCCCGGCTGCTTCCATCTTTTGCAGAGCGGACTCACTGAGAGCGCCGTATATCCTTCCATCAGCGCGGTAAACAGGTATTTTGCTTGGCACGCGTTGAAATGGGCAGAGCTGCCCCAATGGCTACTGCTGCGAGGTAGATTTCAGACCGCCCCGACGGTCTCTAGCGCCCGTGCACCCTGATGCTTACGCGGTACTTCGCCCAGATCTCCTCCGGCAGGGGGTTGGCCTCACGGATCAAGCGCCAATGCTTAGCGCGCGAAGCCTCCCAGGCGCGATAACTCGCCTCGGCCTTATCAGCGTCCGATGCCCTGCCGGAAGCGCAATGAGGCAGGCGGACGGCTTGACCCTCGATCTTTTCGTATCCCGTGCCCCTGTTTCGTCGTATGGAAAACCATAGAATCCATCAGATGGTTTCCCGTCATCCAGTTCTTGACGCAGCCACCTAGAAATCTGCTCCACTGGTTCGGTTCCCATTATTAAGTGGGGAAAAGTTGGAATTTTAGGAAGGTTTCACTTGAAGATTTTTTTCAGCCTGAATATCGCTGAATGCAGGCGCATCCGCACGGCGCGCGGATCTACGCCCAGTTTCTTGGCCGCCTGCTCCTGCGTGAGTCCATAGACATAAACCAACTCCACGGCCTCCAACTGCTTCTTAGTCAGCAACTTGCGGGACAAATGATAGTCTTGAAACAGCATCCATGCCTCAGGCCTAGCAGCATGAATCGGGGCGAGCGGATAGTTGTCGGGGCGGTAATGCGCCGATATCGAGCGATTGACTGTCCTGCGCACGATCGATGCCACATAGCGCCGCGACCATGCAATGGATTTGTCGCCATTCCCCCGAATAGTCTGGAGAAGCTCCACTGCCACGTCCTGAACGACGTCGTCCACCTCGAGCGAGCCCGGCACGGACCTGGACGAGACCATGCTGCGAACGAGCTTGTTAACCAGGTCAAGATAGCTCTCGACAAGCTCGTTGCGCCCATCGACTCCGATGGGCAACTGGGTTTTTGAGCTGGCGGTTTTTGGCCCAATCTTCAAGAGCGGCCCGTGCCCCCCTTGCCTCGACGCTTCCGTCTCCCATCCGCGCGGAACTCGAACCACGCGATGATTTCCCCCAGGGCCGCGATGCACTCAGAGACTGACTTGTGCGGCCTGCATCTGAGACCACAACGGGGACAGACGCTTTGATCCGCCCGTATGTAATCCATCGTCCTCCTCACGCAGGCACCTCCTTGACGGCGCGCGTCAGCCCGCGCTTTCGCTTACCAGCGCACGAGCATGGCACGACTGCGTGCCGAAAAACGTAGATCGTTCCGCCGCAATCAGCGCAGCACACGCTCTCTTGGAGCGCCCAGTAGGGGTCAGGGCGAGCCCTGGCCTGCACCCACTTCGGAAGATCGCCAATGGCGGAAAGGAACAAGCCGTCACTGCGCGGAGGAGCGCCTCGAGCCCTCTCGGCAATCCATTCGGCCAGGTATCGCGGATGAATGCCGGCGGCAGCAGCCGTCTGAAGCAGCTTTAGGGCCGTGCCGTCCCGAGGCGGCTTCCCCACAGCTTGCTGGAGAGCGGCTGTGATGTCCGCTACGCAGTCCGTTGTCTCCGGCGGGCTATTACCAGCTTCCGTAAGAGCCGGCCGGCTTGCCGCTTCCGCTTCTGCTTCCGCTTCTATATCCGCTTCCGCTTCTGCTTCCGCTTTGGGCTCGCCTAAGGCACGCCTAAGGTTTGCCTTTGGCTCGCCTAAGGCACGCCTAAGGCACGCCTTAAAGTTACGGTTTATATCTTCCATCGAACTTGATGATTCTTCAGAGCTTGCAAACTCACCAGATGTTTCGCATGCTGATCCACCGGTGGAACCGCAGTCATTGTCCGAGCAAGGCCCGCCTTGGGCTTGCCTTAGGTTGGCCTTAGGCACGCCAAAGGTTTGCCTTTGGCTCGCCTTAGGCTCGCCTTGGTCAGCATGCGGAGGCGGAGGCAGTTCGGAAGGGGCCTCTCGTGGGTGCACCTTCTGGTGACGGGCAAAATTGACCACCTGGATGCAGCGCACACCGAGCGCCTCATACCGACAAATGAACCCCATGCGATCTAGCTCCCCAAGCCACTGATCGACCACCGCGTCAGTGACATCGGAGCGCCATGGGAACACCATGCCCGCGATCATACGCGGAGAATCTAGCAGCCTACCGTCCCGGTCTGCCGCGCACCATAGGCCAGCGAAGAGGAAATGAGCGCCGATTGGCAGCGCTGACAATAGCTGGTCCTCAAAGTATACAGGTTTGAGTAATCTCGCCCTCATCTGATGCTCCTAATTTCGTGTCCCGTTTTGTCCCAAATTCGGTTCACTTTTGCCTTTTGCGTCCCGTTTTGTCCCATTTGCAATCACGGTATGTCCTTTATTTTCAACGCTCCTGTCCGTAAGTGATTGATCTGCGCTACCTTGACACGGTAGAGGTCTGGCGTTCAAATCGCCACGGGCCCACCATGTTTTCAACAAGTTACCAATCGCACTCATGAAATCGCGTCCCGTTTTGTCCCATTTGCCAACAAGGTAGAGGTCCTCATTCTGTCTCGTAGGCGGTCAACCACCTGCATCTCACGCCGCAGATCCTCGAGCGTATACTGCGCCGTAATGGCCGGACGGCTGTGCCCAGCCTGGCGCATAGCTTCCAACAGCGTGGCGCCGCATTCTTGCCTCCAGGTGATCGAGAGCCGGCGTAGGGTGTGTAGACCAAATCCCGTGTGGTAGATTCCAGCCCGTCGCGCTGCCGGTCTCCAGACGTTCTGCTGTAGGTCGCGGTCATCGGGAATGCGTCCATCTGCCCGCGCGAAGACAGGATCATCTGGCAAGCTGGTCTCAGGCCTTCGGAACAGAATCTCGTCTGCCAGCGGACCAATGTAGCGCTCGCGGCGGCTGCTTGTGGTCTTTGGATCGTCGATGTTCCCGCGCGCGTAGCGCCGCTCAATCCGGACCGTGCGCTTGGCTGCATCGATGTCGCTCCATCTCAGCCCCAGGGCTTCGCTGACCCGCAGGCCGGCGACAAGACACAACTCCGCCAGCTGCCGCGCCTGCCACGCCGGCATGATGGACGTGTCGCGGATCTCATCGAGCCATCTAAGAATTTGTTCTTCCGTCGGCCTCGCGAACTCGCGCGCCGGTAAACCTCCGCGCCCTACGGGAGCCCCATGGGCAGGGTTCTCCCCAACCCATATGCGCCACTCGGTGGCGCACCGGAAGATGGCAGCGAGGAGATTGCGCAGATCGAGCCTGGTCGCCCGGCTGAGACTCGACTTCGCGAGCAGCCATTCTGCGATGACAGAGCGATCGATCTCTCCAAGCCGAAGATGCCCGAGGTCAGGCAGGATGTGATTGCGGAGGTGCGCCTCGTATTTGGCCCTAGTCGTGGATGCGAGGGTAGGCACGTGAGCTGCACGAAACCGCTCGATCACCGCAGCTAGCGTAAGCTGCGATGCAACGGTTACCTGACCGCCGTTGATCGTGGCCATGATCTCCGCCTTGCGCTTGCGCGCCTCGCGCAGCGTGATCTCGTCGCAGTAGCCGAGCCTTATTCGGCGGCGCACAATCTCCACCCGCCCGTCATCTCGGACGATACGTACGTATGGTCTGATCTCGTAATACTGCCGGCGGCGGCCGGCGCGCTCAATGTGTGGGTCCTGATACCGCATGAGCGTATCATCCCACTCAGCGAGCGCCAGCGCGAGACGGGGGTCAGGCATGGGCCAAGCGGTCATGCTCCACCCCCGATATCTTTCCAGTCCAGCCCAGGCATCCCGGAGAGGATCAGGTCCTCAATCCTAGCTGCCACGGCTACATTCCATCCGCGCCTGCGCGCATCGGAGACCCAGATCTCCTGCGATTTGCGAAGCTTCCCGCCCGGGCGCTTGACTTCGATGTACCAGCAATGGCATGGGCCGAATGGATCGCACTGCCGAATGGCAATGTAGTCCGGCGTCCCAGCCTCCTCGCGCTTCACATTCGCCTTTGGTCCGCGCAGGTCTGCCTCGAGGCGGTGCACGCGCCAGCCGTGATAGCGGAGGAAGTCACAGATCTGTTGGGCGACTTGATTCTCGGTCTGCCGCGAACCGGAGAATGACACATAGATCTTCCTCCGGTCCCGGGCGGCGCGCTGCTTCGCGCAGATTTCCTCTGCCATTTGGTCAGGCACGTCCATGCGCCGTCCCTCCACCTGTTTGATCCGGCACCTCATCCCATGTGCGGGCGTCTAGTATCCGCCCCGCATTCCGCTTGCCGACGCGGTATACATACACCTCTCCGCAATCACTTGCGCCACCCGTGCGTCCGTTCCATGCTGTGGTTTCACCGAAATAATTGCCAGCGCGGTCCAGGATGCCCCAGTGCGCTCCAGTGTTTCCAGCCGTGGGCTTATCGCCATCCGCGCCAAACTGGTCCTCAGGAAGCCACTCGCCCCATTGCTTGAAGAAAAATGGAACCCGCGCCGCCTTGCACTGGTCGCGGATCTGTCGAACCCAATCCGGATGCGTAGGTCGTGCTCCAGGCCCGGGCTCGCCACCGACGATTACCCAGTCGAGGTAACTGTCCTTGGGGCTGCGGGACTCACGCTCGATCTCGAGTATAGGCAGCCAAGTGTACAGATCCACAGGCCCCAGTAACGGCTCGCACGATACGAACCTCAGGGCTGCCGGCGTCGCGAGCAGCTCCGGCACCCGCACCTCCGCCGCGCGCTGGTCCTCCACGCTCACTCCCAACCACACGTTGGGCAGCGGCCATGCCTCCAACATACGAAACCCGCGCAAATGCCCTAAAAACCGAGCCTTGTTCTCAACCCGCTCCCGAGCCGAGCGTCCCACGTCAGCCAAAAACCGCCGCATTCGCTCCGCGCGCTTGGTCAGCACCATAAACACGTGCTGCGGTTCCAGCGCCATCACTGCAAACACCTGCTCAATCCATTCGTCCCGCGCCCCCTCGTGAAACAAATCCCCCATCGAGTTCACAAACACCCGCCGCGGCCGCTGCCATCCCACCGGCTCCATCAGCTTCTGCCCATTCCCCATCTCTACCCGGCCAGTCCACCGCGGCCCACTAGCACTAAACTGTGCCAGTCCGTCTTCCCCTGAACAAAACCGCGCCGCAATCCGCTCGGCGTAGCAGTTCCGGCAGCCCTCGCTCACGCGCGAGCATCCACGAATCGGATTCCATACGGCGTCGGCCCATTCGATCTTAGTCTTGGACACCGCTACTTCTCCTTGCTCGTAGAGGCTCTAATTCAAACTCGGTCTGGTTTTCCGCCGGCATGGTGCACATAGTCTGGTTGTTTCTCTGCCAGTAGGATGGACGGAATCCATATAGCATCCTCGGGCCCTTGTAGCCGAGTTCAGCCGGGACAGCGCGCATAAGCTTTCCCTCCGGACCGGCGACTGACCAGTCCTCAGACCACGGCTGGACGTCCCACCGCAGCACAGCGCCCCACCCTTGGTCGGTCTTTTTCCCCAGATGAGTCGCAAATCTTAGCAGCTCCGCGAGGCTCGGACGGTGGCCGACTACGTACCACCGCGCGAAAATCGCATGCCTGTAAAAGACGGGCATGTGATAGGCCTTGTAGCGGCCACTCGACTCTTGCACTGCGCCCCATTTGCTGTCAGGGCCAACCAGGTCCGCGTGCTGGAAATCAAAGCGGCAATTCCAGAATTCCGATCCGCGCGCGACTGGTTCTGACCATTGCGCGAATGAAGCTGCATAGAACCACATTGGCTGGTGGCCGTTGATGCGCTTAAGCGGAAGCTGGACTCCGGGTACCGCATTGGGATGCGGCACGCCGCTGTAGGTCGCAGTGCGGTCGCCGTACTTCTCACGCATAGCTATCGAATACAGCACACCGTCCAATGGAAGCATAGCGTCGGAGATGACACCGCACTGGAGCCACGCCGTGATACAGAGTGGTTCGAACGCCGAGTCCGGAAGCCTGCGATAGGTGCCCTTGTTCATTCCCGGATCTCCCATGCCTCCGAGAACTCCTCGTTGGCGAACAGGTCAGCCAAGCCGCCGATCTGCTTGAATCGCAGCACCTCATCAGGGTCCATGCCCAGCTCTTTGGCGATTTTCGCGTCGCTCCAATTGCGGCGCGACAGCTCAAGGACGATCTCCGTCATCGCATCGACTTGGTGTCGTCCCCTGGCGCGGTTGTGCCGGATCGTGGCGGCCATCCGATTGTCAATGTCGCCTCGTTCTCCACGCACTGCTACGATCGGCAGATACCCACGAATTCGCTCGCGCACGGCTTTGCACTCACGGCCCACCCGATTGCGGTGAAAACCGTCTACGACCGTATACTCGCCGGCCTCCTCAGGGTAGGCAACGATCGGCTGTGTGTAGCCATCAAGCGTGATGGAGAGCTCCAGGAGTCTCATCTCTGGCGGAGCCACGCGGTTCGGGTTGTATGTGTTGGCCCGTACACGCTCGGCTGGCACCCATTGGAGGCAATCCACGGGCTCGGAGGCGAACGGGCTATGCTTGGCCAGCTCGCGGCGCAGAGCGTTTATGGCTTCGATGCGTTCCGGCTCTTCAAGTCGATCGAGTTCGGCGAATAATTCAGAACATCCTTCAACGATTCTGTCGATTGCAGTTGTGCTTTCTCCCATCGCTTTCTCCTTGCCTCCACCAGTCGCTTGTAGCGCTCCGGGTCGGCGCTCTTGAGCTGCGAGAATGACAGCCCCTTGCACCAGTAGTCATTCCGCAGCAGCGCCTTTGCGATGCGCCTCCAGCTCGGCACCTTTCGCGCGGCCTCCAGCTTTGGATCTGCCTCATCTGGGATAGTGGTCACTCCGCGCGAGGCCCACCAATTGATGAACGTGTCAATGCGAGCCACGTAGTGCTCTCGCATGTGCTCAGGCATTGTGGCCAGGAGCAGTTTCGAGAACGACTGCCAAGTATGATGATCGGGCTTAGATACCCTGAGGTTGCCGCACATATTCCCGGCCTTATGCGCATAGAGTGCGCCTGCGTTGGCTCCGTTGACGCGCGCGACCACGCGGCCCCACGTCTCCGGCTCGATCACGTGAAAGAGATGAAGCCCCTTTCGCTGGTCATCTCCATACGGCTGGCAAATTCTCATCTGATGAATAGTCAGACCAGCCAGGTGCATGCGGTCGTAGAGCTGGTTGTAGCGTTTGTGGGGATGCTTGGCGTGATAGATCCAAATGTCCCTGGTGCGCCAATCGTAAATTGGGTAGACATTGACACAGCCACCGCGCTTCACCGACGTCCATTTCTTTCCCTCGACGCACGCCTTTTCCGCCATCAACGTGCGGAATCGGTTTAGCGACTCGTCGGCGCGGATACCCACCATGCAGGCCGCCGACTCGCCGCGCGCATACCAAGCCCCGAAGTCTTCCACGAACTCCTCAAACTCCATGCCCTCGCGGAAGAACGGGAAGGCGTCCAGATCGGTGATGGACATGGGCTCAGGCTCGCGCACCCACGCTTCCCTCTTGTTTTTGTCCCAGCAGTACCAACGCGGCTCGTATTGGCTGACTGCGTTCCGCAGGATCAGCGGCAGGGCGACCCAGTATGGCTCGGTGCAGTCTGCGTACTCGCGAAAGCAGGCCCTCACGTGATCTATGGTCAGCTTGTATTGCGCCTCCAAGTCGATGAACAGCAGCCCGAAACGCCGCCCGCGCCGGCGCGCCTCGTCAGCGGCCATATGCAGCATGACGGTGCTGTCCTTACCACCGGAGAAGGACACATAGACGCGCTCGTAGTTGTCGAACGTCCACGCGATACGCTGCTTCGCCGCGGTGAATACGTCAATGCCGATGGGTCGCTTAAGTGCCGAAGGCATGCAGTTCCTCACATCTGTGATAACAGACTGCGAATTTCATCGGCATGTTCACGGATGTGTTCCTCGTATAGCGCTCCGGATGGAAGCGCAAGTTCGAGCACCTGGTCGCTCCCGAAACCGGCACCGAGCCACCGATCGAGCGACGCGGACAAATGGCCCATGCCAATGTTGCCTTTGCCGCCGACGACCGGGCGCTTCAGCCACTCTCGCAAGGCAGTAGCGAATGCGCTGAACTCCATGTCTGACGGGTCGCGCAAAACAATCTGCCAGTAAAATGTCGTTCCGGCCGCGAATGTCTCGACGTAGTACATCATCTGAGCCGTCTCGTCTGCTGCCACTGAAGGCTGCGCGAGCGACGCATTCTTGTGCTGGTCTCCAGAGTCCTCCTTGCGCGTGTACATCTCATCCTGGAGGTACTCGTGCACTGATATGGAGGCGCACTGCATCGAGGCGAAATGCTCGGGCAGCAGGTGCTTGGTTTCCGCGCAAACGGGGATAAGTTTGCCGATGTCCAGCTTGCCCGGCAGGATCGTGTTTCCGACGGCCCCGCCGAACACACTAGCAAGCGGAATCAATCGCCGGAGCCGCAGTGCCTCATTTATTCCGATGGACCTGGTTGGATCGCTGGTCAGCGATCCGCCGCTGAATAGGAAGTGGAATGCGGGCAGCGGGAGCGAGGTCCCAAGGGTCCGGCACATGTGAAGCATTCCGACATCGCGGATAATGCCACGAATTGCATTGCCGCTTATGACTGGCACCTCTTCAACGCCTCCGTCCGGCTGAACAAACTTCTCGCGGCGGAGCTTATTGTCGATGCCAAACGATTGACCGCCGTTGTGCGAAATGCTTGATATCGCGGTGGCCGCGGTGCGGCAAATATAGTTCGTCATAGCTGTTTCTCCTCGATTTCCTGTCGTCGCTTCTCATTGGCGATTCGCGCCAGCAAAACCAGCGTGGTCGCGTCCTCCCGCAGCATTTTGAGCAGATGTTTGTCTTCTCCACTCGTTACTACGGAGGCGACCGTCGCCCTGTCCTCGCTCCGTATCTCGATGGCGAGCCGCTGGGAGACCTTATCCAAGAACTTGCTAAGCGTCGAGTATCTTGCGGCGCTTCTGATGTTGTCTTCCAACTGCTGCCAAATGGTCCTGTGATATTTGACCTTGTAGGCGTCCGGAACCCCACGGAATAAGGGATAAACCAATTGCTGAGACAACTGCTCAAGCGTCATTGCGCTGCTCCTTGGTTGCCAGAAATAAAGCCAGATAGAACTCCAGCGACCCTCGAAGGGGCTTTATCTCGCGCTCACATTCCAACCGCTCATCAAGGCAAAATCTCTTAATGCGCGATTGGGAGTAAGAGCCACTGGCAATTTCGCACTTCGAGAATCCTGCGGCATAGAGACGCTCAATCGGCCGCATAGCCGCGACAAGAGCACCCGGGAACGGGAGCGCGGATTGATCCTCGATTTGCCACCAGCCAGGCCGCGCGCGCGTGATAAGGTGCTTCTGACCGCTGATGGCGATGATCGCGACCTGCGGTTCTCTAAGCAAGCATGATAGGATCTTGCGCCTGTCACCCAGCGAGCATGGAAGCCATTCGCCATCGACCACGAAGTGCGCATAGTTTCTCATGCGCTGCGGCTTGTCTTTGCCGACAAGTCGCGCTAGGAGCCCGTTGGCGTCCGTAAAGCAGAACTGGCAGGCGTGGCAGATGATATCGCCTGGGAGGAGCTTGTCGAAGTCGGTGAAGGTGGGGCGTACCCACCGGGAAAACGAGATTCCGCGGCTAGAAAGCCCGCACGCGCGGCAGAGCCCTGTCTCGCGCCCGAGCATTTCAGGCGAGCCGGCAGCCTGCCAGATAATCTGCGGAACCGTCATCACTCCTCCTGCCACGGGCGCAGTGTAAACGTATCTAGCGATCTAGGGTCCACGCCCACGGCTTCTGCGGCTGAAAGAAAGCCGTTCAGGAACCCAGTCCATGGGCACGTGTCCCAATGAGGTGCATTGGTCGTTCCGCCGCGGTATGGCATACATGTGCATCGCAGATACTCGGACCACTGATCCAAACGCCGGTTGAGCGCCTGCCTCAGGGCCTCGCGCTGCTCCTGTGCCATGTCGACTCTGATAGGCGCCATTACCAACCTCCGCGCCGCGCAGCCGCCGACAGGATCAGCCAGGCTGCGCCGCAAGATACCGCAGACCAGAACGCGAACTTCCACCGTTCGGCCTGCGACTTGTAGCGCGCTTCGGAGCGCAGCGCGGCCTCGATTACCTCCTCGTAGCGCACGCAGCGCTCCTGGAGTGCGGCGATCCGTGCTTGGGTGCGGGACAGGGAACGGTCTCCGTCCGCGCTTATGCGGAGTTGGCTGAGGAACTCCAGGTCTTCGCTCGTGAACATCGCTATTCCCCCAATTCCATCTGCCGCTCCTCACCGCGGAGCTGGCGGCGATACCGCTTCAGGCACTCGAGATAGTCCGCCCTCGTCTCGCGGTACGTTTTCATAAACTCCTGCCTGCTGCGATCAAGCTCGTCAAGCGCATCGAGGGTATCCAGCACGGCACGTTCCAGGTCTTCGCGATTCATTGCCGCACCTCCGCATACATAGGCGTATGCTGGTTCCTGATCTCACGCCGCGCTGTGCGATACCGGCACAGAGCGCTGTCGGCAGCCTGGGCCGCGGCGTATGTGACGGCATGGGCGCGGTAGAGTGCGTCCACCAGCCGCTCGGCAAGCGATCGCTTGGTGTGCGCCACATGGATGATGGCAGCGCCCACGAGCGCTAGAGTAGCGACAGACAGAGCGATCATGCCCCCTCCTTTGGGTCCTCCCCGTCGAGCGGAACGGCGTCGAGCATCTCAGCCGCGGGCTGTGGCCCGGGAGTTGGTTCTTGCTCCCGTTCAGCCCTGGCGCGGATGCATTGTTCCGCCCTAGCTATCACGACGGTCATGGATTGCGCCAACTCGACGATTGCGCCGGAGAAATTCTGAGCGATGCGCAGAACCGCATCGGCATCGTAGCCACCATCCCATCGCTGGTCGATGATGTTATCGAGCAGGCGGGAGATCTGCATCACGTGGTTGGTATGGCGACGAAGGAACAACAGGTCTTGCCGGTTCATCGTCCCTCCTCTCCGCCGGCGTCCGCGCCCGGCTGGGGCTCGATCTGCTCCAGGTCCGACGGCGCCGCAATCGCCTCCACGTCGATGGGCTCGTCCGCGCTCAGCGGATTGTCTTGCGGCAGACCGAGATCGGCCCGCTCGTCCTGCTCGATCGCCCGGGCGAGCTCAATGGAGACCGGCAGGAATTTGAACAGCCGTCGGACCACGGTCTTGCGGGCCATCTGCTCATAGTGAGTTTGCCACGGTCCGTTCGCCGCGGCCTTGCTCTGCGCGCGCGCCGCTTCGATCTCGCGGCGGCTCATGACCTCGAATTGCACGCCGCCGTCCTTGAGCTTAGCGACGGCGTAGACGAACCGTAGCTTGTCCGGGAGCGTCCGATTCGGGTTGTCAAAATCGGGCGCGTGTGTGAGATCGCTATCCAGACCGAATTTCACGCTGAACTGGTCTCCCTCGTACACCGCCCGCGCCTCGATGCTCTGGATCTGCCCGGAGCGCCGCGCAAGGTCGATCATGCCGCGGTATCCGAGAATGAACTGCACCTCGGTGCGGCCCGCTTTCCGGTTCTCAAACGGAACCAGCCAGGCGTGACCTAGCGGCCCTCCTGGCTCAAGCCCGAGCTGGGCGCAAGTCATGATCGCGCCCAGAAAGCTATGCTGATCGCAGCGGGACAGCACAGGGTTACGCCGAACCTCCGTCAGCGCCACGCGGGCTAGCCTGTCTGCCGTGACGTGCTTCGGTAGGGCGAGAGCCATCTGTTGTTTGACCTTCGGGTCGTTCAACAGCGACGCGAGATCGTTCCCACGTCGCTGCAATTGAGAGCCGCCAGTTACGGCGGCCTTTAGCGATGCACTCATTTTGTCTCCTTGATGATGAACCGGCGAACGCCGGGCTGAAGGATTGTATGTTTGGCAATGATCTCCGCCGGCACGGCGGCTTCTGAGATCACCGCTTGATAGTCGATCTTTTCACGTGGAGCCGTGGCCTTCCACGTCACGATTGGTCTACCGTCCAGCGTTAGTGCTGACCGCTCGCCGAGCGCGAGCTTGATGCGCTCCACGGCGGCGTCGTACTCGCGCTCCGCCTCGGCGATGCGGACCTTCGCCGCGCGGGCCTGGTTGTAAGCTTCGAGGAGGGACTCGTCCGCTTCGAGGGTTTCGCCGTTGTCGGTGGGCCATGCTTTGGCCGCTTCATCGGCGGTCTGCGGTGGGGGCGGGATGCGGGCGAGGACGTGGTCGAACCAGAAACGCTCGGCGCGCTCAAACATCGCGGCGATCGTCTCCTCGTCACGCTCGATGCGCTTGATGACGAGATGCTGACCGCCGATCAACGCCGCCACGTCACACCACGGCAGGCCCGTGACGCCCAGGTACCACATGCACTGAGCGGCATAGTGTACGGGTACCGCGTCGGGGTCGTCGTCGCGACCCCAAGCGTCAGCGCTGAAGGCGTTAACGGCCTTCACCTCGAGGATGCCGTCTGCCCCTTTAAGCTGGCCGCGGTGGACCCGGGCGTGCTTGCCAGGAGAGAGGATCGCCCGGTCGAGAGAGGCAATAGCCCAATCCCGACCGGGTGATCGCAGCAGGGAATTGACGCGCTGGATGGTCACCTGCGCGCGATAGGCGTACTCGCGCGCAATGAGGTCCTCCAGGAGCAGCCCCCAGCGCATCGCTTCGGTGAGGGGCTGCTCCTGTCCGTCCACCTTGTCACGGTAGACGTCGAGTGGGCTGCGCCACGGGCTGAGCCCGAGCACGGCGGCGATATCGGAGCCGCCGATGCCCGTGCGGCGCTCGGCGAGCCATTCCTCGCGGATCATCGACCGCTCCGGGAGGTCGGCTGCGCGGCAAGCTCAGCGGCCCGCTCCGCAGCGGCCTCTAGGACGCGCCGGGAGACGGCTCGGCCACGGAGCACCTGAGAAACCGTAGTGGGCGTTATGCCCAGTGCAGCCGCCAGCCGGCGCAGCTCGCCTCGATTTCTGAGCAATGTGCGCCGTATTTTTGTTAGTCTCATAGTGTGATGCATAAGTTATCTATAGCGCAATTCCGCAGCGTTGTCAAGCGGAATTACGCAAAGGGGGATGCAAATGGATGGAAACGAAAGCCATATTATGACGACAAAGCAGTCAGTATGGATCGACACCGATCTGCTGGAGAAGGCCCGAAGGCGTATGAGGATCTTAGGCTTCAGTAGCTTCGGAGCATACTGCAATGAACTGATAAGGCGTGACTTAGCTGCTCAGGACAAGCGGATGGATGGCAATCTTGGCAAACATTAAAATTTCTCAATAATTGAAAAAACGCTTGACACGCGCACACAGTATGATAATATGAAAATATGAAGAGCACAGAGAAGCGGATCAGACGAGAAGAGGGCTGCCCTGCTTGCGGCAGCCATCTGGAGACGATCATCGACAGGTACCCGATGGTCTATAGGTGTGCCAAATGCGAGGCCATCTACGGATCGTGCTCTCTTGGTGAGAGCTACGGTCTTGTACTGCCTTACATGGCGAACGAGGAAGTACCAGATGAGCGAATCCGGTACTTCGACCTGCTGTGCTTGGCATCCGGCGGGCTCAGACGCCGGCACGGATGGTACGACACAGAGACCAAGAGGATCGTCCAGATTGGATGATCCTAGCCGCCTGATGAGTCCCGGGAGCGGACCCGGGACGAAACACCCCACCGGGGTGTCGCGGAAAACCGCAGGAGGAGGAGATATGAAGCCGTTGAGAGTTAAGAATCAGGACGAGGCCACGTGGCTCAACCGCAATGTGTTGCATTGCGGTTGGGTGGTCCCAGGGCAGCTATGGGACACCGCCGAAGCGTGGCCAGATCCAAAGGACCGCGCGCTGGCGCATGAGATACTCAAGCGCTACCGCAAGGGTGGCGCTAACGCTGTGGTCACTGAAGCGGAACGACGGCAGCTTGCGGTCTGCTGCCGAGAGGATTAGCCGTTAGGAGGGAATATGCAGATATCATTTAGGCATCACAAACATGACGGCGAGGAATACCCCCGTCATGGTGTAGTGGAAGTCGCACTGAACCGGCCCTATGAGGGCATGGTCACGGTCCGCCCGCTCCGGGGATGCGCCCCGGAGGCGTGGCTGCTCCCCCGTCTGCTTGAGGCGGCGGGAGTGGCGTCGGTGCGCTTCGAGGGCGGAGCGTACCGAGTGACCGTAGCGTCCGAGTGGCGCTATGGAACCCGCGAGATCCGTCCGCTCGGCTACACCGGGCGGGAAGGGTCTACGTCCGCCTACTGGGCCCACTACTGGGCCCTGAACCCAGACGGCTCCCGTCACCATGCGGTGGCCGGCGTCCACGTGTCCATGTGTGGACGATTGAACGAGCAGATCTGGGGATATCCAGATCTGCTGCTTTACGGGACACGCATGGCGTTCCCCTCCCCATTGTCCACCGAAGTGGACGTGCGGGTCCTGCAGGACCCGCTACGGATCGACCACCCGGCTCCCGATGGGGAATTTGTGTTCCCCGTCGAAGGGTTCGAATATCCCGAACCTCTGGCGGTACCGAAGGTGAGTCTATGAAAAAGGAACTGCCTAAAACCCGCATCACGATCACCGTCACCAAGGGGCTCCAGCGCAGGCTGGAAGACGAGCGGTGGCGGCGCAGGGCGCGATCGCTCAGCGCCATGATCGAGGAACTGCTCTGGCGCGCGCTTGACGGCGCTGGAGAGAAAAAGGAGAAACAATGAGGTACATTCTGAACAGCGCAGTGATCACTGCACCCGGCACCTACGAGTACCGGGTGATCGACCCTACCCTGGCCCGTGCCTGGGCCGAAAAGGGGTCATTCATGTCCACAATCGGGTACACGGAGACGGCGGCGTTTGCCACCGAGCTGCTGGGCGTGCCGGTGCCGGTGAATCGGGTCATGGTCTCCATGGCCCCGGGAGACGAGGCGCTTGTGGTGCGCCTCGTGCTGCCTCCGGGCAGTCCGAGGATTGATCCGTCCGACAAGGGCCGGCTGGGGCGGCTCGTGCTCGAGGGAAATTTCGAACTCGGGCTGCTCCGGCGGCTCCAGTAGCCGCGTCCGCCAGGGCGGGACGTCAGCTCCCGCCCGTTCCTTCCGCGCCCGTTTCATCGGGCGTACCTTCGCCCACCAAGGCGGCGCCGTCGTCGCTGAGGCGGTAACCGCTTGGCGATGGCGGCAGCTTCTTCAGCCAGACCAGCGTCTGAAGGGCCCCGATATACTGCTGCTGGATAGCGTTCATCAATTCCTGGAGCCGACGCTGGTAACCCGCCAAAAACTCCCGCTCTTCAGCCGTAAGCTCGTACCGGATCTCGCTCATTTCGCCCCCTTAGCGTGCGCGATCTGTGCGGCAACGGCCTTTTTCGCCTCCATGACCGCCTGCGCCGAGGCCTCCGCTTGCTGCTTCAATCGCGCGATCGTCGGCGGCGGGAACTGCTCCAGGGCGGGCTCGATCAGGCTGTCGATGACCCGCTGGACGATCATCTCGGCCACGCTGCCGTATTTTGTCCTCTGGACCGCCGTCCATTGCTGTGTGCCGCCCGCATCGACCGGAACAATCGCTGCCTCGACCTGGGCCTGCATGTAGCTGGTCAGCGAATCGACCGCCTCGGCGGGAATCGTCCAGTCGTACTGCTGCCCAGCGTGCTTCAGGGTAATCTCGATGGTATCCATAATGTCTCCTCAGTAAGCCAATTTCAGCCGGTAGCCGTCCGCCGGGTCCGCCCACACCTTCTTCGTGCCCGCGCCGGGGTTGGACGTCGGGATGTTGTTCAGAATGACGTCTCCGCCTGATCGCAGCGTCATCGCTCCGATCTGATGATCACACCAGACCGAGTTGGCCCCCAGATACAGATTTCCGATTCCCGCTCCCGCCCAGTACTCAATAGAGCAGGTTGCGGAGGACGACTCCGGCTTGATCGCAAGGTAGTTGCTAGATGTGGACGCAGCCTGTACGCGAATCCCAGTTTGGCCGTCGCCGTCCGGCACGACCGTCAGTTTGGCCGTCGGCGTGTCCGTGCCGATGCCGACCCTGTAGGGACAGAGCACCGTGCCTTGCAGGTACATGTTCCCAAACTGCGAGCCGGTCCAGTAGCCTACGGTGCACGAGTTCGCGGCAGACTCCACCCACACAGAGAACATCTTGGCGTTATTGGACGGGCTCCGAAGCTGGATCGCCGCATAGCCGTCCTGCGCGGGCGTGATGGTGGCCAACGTGGCAAGTAGCGTCTGGCACGACACCGAGTTTGCATTGGTCAGGCTGTTGTTGTTCGCATTGACGAGCCCCTGCCATGAGGCCGGAGCTTGCGCAACTGAATTCAGCCAGGATGTGGTGACCGGTTGACCGTCTGAAAGAGTTACTGGCCAGGGCATCTATCCTCCTCAAATTTATAGACCACCACGAACGTCGGCTCGCAATGGATCTCTCGCTCCGTATCGTTGAGCCAGACCGCGACGCGCACAACGAGTTGATGATCAGCCTCCAGTAGGCCGCCCGCCGATACATCGTGATCGAATGCCGCCCGGGATGGCTGTCCACCAGTAGCGACCTGGACGTAGAGCATCGTGTTGTCGGCGGCTGGCCAGACGCGCGATGAGCCTTCGCGCGCTGTGGTCATCAGACCAAAGAGCGCACCGGCGAACTTGCCCGGCTCGACCTTCCCCTTCGGCCAAACCAGAAAATCGCCGTATACCCTGAGAATCCGCACGCGATAGCCCGCCGGCGGATTGAAGCGCATTTTCCACTCTGCTACGCCTGCACGGCCCCAGGTATCGGGTCGTGTGTCTGGTTCTCCGAGGATGTCAGCGCTGAAATTGGTCGCAGCCGAAAGCACCGAGGCAGCTAGCAGTATGCCGATCACGTCACCCCCGTCAGCACGCCACGCCGGAAGGTCATCGTGCCAGAGCCGCCGCCGGGCTTAGCATAATCCACCGTAGTCGTGAGCCCGGCGTAGCCATCGACGACTAGGCCGGTATTGACCAAGCGCAACTCCGACGTGCTGTAGCGGTCGATATAGATCTGCACGTATCGAGCTAGGTCACTGATGCCGACATAGCCCTCCGCATAGCTTGACGACTCGTCCACTGACAGACGCGCGGCCTTGAAAGCGCCTCCCGAGATCAACACGTACGCCGAAGATGAGGATCGCGCCATCGAGACGCTAGGAGGCAAAAGGCCATAGTATCCACCGAGATAGACGCCCGTCGTGGTAATTCGGACCTCATTGGCGGGACTCGATGGCTCGAATACGCGGAATGGATAGCTGTCGTTCGGGTCCAGCTGCACCTGGATGCTCGAGTTCGCCACCTTCAGCGTGACGTTGCCCGCGGAATTGGTATACAGCGGCGCGTCGGAAGGCCCCGACCCGCCGACCCACAGGCTCTTGAGCCATCCTCCGCTGTACCCACCTTCCGTACCAATCCAGCCTATTTGCTGCGACGACCCGTTACGGACGATGATCTCCCCGACCATGCCCGGGCCGCCGACGTTCAGCGACCCGGTGTTGACCTTGCTCGCACTCAGGTTGGCGATCTTGGCGTCATCGACAGCCAAGTTCGCGATCTTGGCGTTTGTGACGGCAAGATCGGCGATCTTAGCCGTGTCCACCGCCAGACTTGCGATCTTGGCATTGGTCACGGCAAGATCCTGTATATGCGCCGTGCCTACTGCCAGGGCCGCAATAGCGGCGCTCCCTACAGCGGCGTTAGCTATCTTGGTGGCTGTGACCGACGAGTCCGCCAACTTCGCGGCCTCGACCGCTAAATCAGCCAACTTCTGGGCTGTCACCGCACCCGCAGCGATTTTCAGCTCGGAGATTGCGCCGTTGATGATCTTGTTCTCAGTGATGGCCCCATCTTCGATCTGTGCCGTCTTGATTCGACCAGTGATGCGGTCCGCTTTCAGGCCTCCGGTGGTGGGCGACGAGGTTAGCCACTCAGATGGGTTGGTCGGATACCGCGGCGCTTGATCAATCGGCGTCTCGTGGTTGTTCGCGTCGTAGGAGCAGTAGCGCAGTTCCCAGTCGTGATACTCGGTGAGCGGCCATCCCTCGGTTTTCCATTCAGTCACGCCGCCGCGCGCGATGATCGCAAGAGCAGCGCTCGTGAACCATGAGCCATCTGGGCGCTGATACCGAGCATAGATCGTGCAGCCCGCATAAGACGGGTCATCTTGTGGCTCGGTAAAATCGCCTCCGAAGCCGTAGACACTTATGCCGTCCTCGTTTTGCCCCTGCCATAGGTAACCGGAGACGTCGGTCACTGGTGCTACGGCGTCCGGCGCGGAGACCGTCCAGCGTACGTAGGGCGTGACGTACGGGACTCCACTGACGTACTTTTCCGGGACTGAGTTGCTTTGCCCGTCGACGTCGACGCCTACGAGCCAGGCCGTCCAGGTCATCGTCTGGTCTGGGACGAGCATCCAGTCAGACGTCCATCGCTGCACGCCTGCAGCGACGCGCCAGCGCGCATGATTGCCGGTGACGTCAGCAAACGGAAACTCCAGCACCATGTCGACGCCTGCAAAGCGATCAAAACGGGCCTTGTTCTGCTCGTAAATTGGATCGGTCCACGTGATCGTCACGCGCCAATACCACTGCGCATTGCGCCATTCGCGCTCGACCTGAGCTACAGTCGGGTTCGTCGGATTGGGCGCATACTCCTCGTACTTCGCGAACGCCGTGGTAGGCGAAACGTCGATGACGACGTTCGGCGTCGGGGATGCCTGCCCGTACGGTACGAGCTCAGGCTCGATCAGATTCGAATAGCTAACCAGGTAGACGCGCCACTGCTGCGCCTCCTGTGGAGCCTCGATGTAATCGAGCCGCAGCCGCACCGTCGTTCCGCCCTGATAGGCAAACCGCCCGCGATCAATCAGCGGCACGTCCGGGTGCGCGCGAATCTGGCCCGCGATCATCTGCCCGGCTACAGCTTCTTGGCCAGTGCGCGCCGGGACCTCGACGAAGACATGGACGCCGGCGAAGTCATTGAGCGGTGAAGGCGGCTGATAGGTTACCTCGATGGCGACGCCGAGAGGCGTATAGACCGGAACCGCAGACGTGATCGTCACGGGATTCGGAGGCCCTGGTATCGCCGCTCCTCCAACCTGTGGGATGTGCAGCGTGACGTGCGGGCTGTTCACCTTGTCGAGCGGCACGTCATAGGCTCGCGACGCAGGGCAGACGTACACCACCCAATCCTCATCTGCGCCGAGAGGACCCGGGGCCGTCACCGTGCATTGGCCGTACCTGGCGGGTCTTGGGTCTGATGGATTGCCGAGGTAGCCGAAGCGCCCTAGGTAGCGCTCTTTGCCATCGGCCGGCACGATGTAGACGTTGACCGCGGCGAACACGCCGATCGGGTCTGGAGGATCGTAGGTGATTTGGATCGTCGTGTCGAGGTCTGTCTGGGAGACCTGCGTCAGGAATGGCTGGCCGTTGATCGGCACGACGTCGCTAGGAACGAGAGTCTGAGGCTCTTCCTCCGCTGGCGGCGGGGCAGGCACGTCCGCAGGCTTGGGGCCGAGGAGCACGTCGTACATCGAGTCAGTGGTCGTGCGAGCCTGGATATCGATCGAATAGTCATTGTTAAGCCGCCACCCGGTGACGCGGAACTCACCTGTGCCGCCGGGCATGTCGGGATGCGTCATCGAGCAGACCATGCCAGGCTCAGTGTTGAGCGCGAGGACGGTCGTCTTGAAGGCGATCTGCCGCGCAGCTTTCCACTCCTCTGCTGTGGTGCCGCCGAGCTCCTCGCGCAGGCGCGTTGTGATGATGCGCGCCGCCTGGGACTTCGAGGCCGTGCCGGAAAGGTTGACGGTGGACTTCAGGTATAGCGGTCCAGCACCGCCGCCCAGCAGCTCGGCATGGTCCGCGTCGTAGAGGGAGATCGAGTTGTTCACGAACTCGAAATCCTCGTCTGCGAAGTTGGCGGTGAGGTGGTTGAACGAGGGCTTCAGTGGCGCGAGCTGGAGGCTGCCGAACAGGATGTTGCCCTCGGTGAAAGCCTCCACCGCCGAGGAGTTCACGCGCACGCCGAGTTTCAGCTTGCCATTGGCGAAGGTGTAGTAGCCCAGGCAGTTCATGAGCACTTCCTGGAGCCAGTCGCGCAGCGGTTTCTCCTCCTGTAGGATGCCGCGGAACTTGAACTGGGCCTCGTAGCCAGAGCCGACGAGCTTCGGAACTTGCTCGTCGCAGATCGCAGCGGCGGCTACGGCTGCATCGATGTCGAAGAGTGTCTCGGCATAGCCGAGTTGCTCGGGCGTCGCATTTGCGCCCATCCGGATGCCACGCGCCCGCAGGAGCATGTTCACGGCGATCCAGATGGGATTGGTGAGCGCGGGTTGCCAGTAGCGGCTGCCGGGGGCGCTCCACACCCATCCGCCGAGACCGTGGGCGACGATGACTTGCATCTCGTGCTCAGACAGCTTCGAGAGTTGCAGGCCCTTGGCGTCCGAGCGGCGGAGCATGACGAAGGCCGTGCCAGCGGCCCGTTCGGTAATCACGGGCGCGTCGGTGTCGAAGCCGAAGGGCGTGGGGTTGGGGTCGGGGCCGAGGTTTTCGAGTAGGCCGAGCGAGCCGGGATAGCCATGATGATATTGCCCATCAAGTTTATGCCCTGTGCCGTAGGCACCGAGCGGTCCCTCGCCGACGATACCGACCGCGGCATAGAAGTCGCTCTCATCCCGGCCCATGGCGATCTTGGCGTTCACGGGCATGGCCGAGTCCGTGTAGATCTCAGGCACTACTTGGTCGTAGATCGAGTCCGCCACGAGCGAGACGGAG